TCACAACGTTACCGTAAACGACTACGGACAAGAAGCTAAGTTCAACAACTCATGTGGACTTATCTTCCAGAAAGAAGCTGCCGGTGTTGTAGAAGCAATCGGCCCACAAGTACAGGTAACATCTGGAGACATTTCAGTTGTATACCAAGGTGACGTAATTTTAGGTCGCCTAGCTATGGGAGCAGACTTCTTAAACCCAGCTGCTGCTGTAGAACTGTTCGCTGGAACAGGAACTGCACCAACAGCATTTGGTTAATTTTTATTTTTATACGGGGGCTTCGGCTCCCTTTTTTTCTTATGGCTACCACAACTATTGACACCGATACCGAACTATCCGCAGTGAACTCTATACTGGGAGCTATCGGACAAGCACCAATATCACAATTAAAAGATCCATCCACTGGAGTAATATCTAATAACAATCCAGAAATACAATTTATATATAATTTACTACGTGATGCAAATGTTGATATACAGTCGGAAGGCTGGCATTTTAACAGAGAACGTCATGTAACATTTAACAAAGATTCTACCACAAACAAGATAGCTATATCAGATGACATAGTTAAGATAGATCTACCAGACAACTGGAGTAGAAGACATTATAACTTTGTTAGACGTGGCGGATTCTTATATGATAAGATCAAGCATACTGATGTTTTTACTGACATGGCTGACTCAATCGAGTTAGATGTAATTAGATTATATAACTTTGAGGATTTACCTCCTGTATTTAAAAGATTCATAACCTACAGAGCATCTAGAATGGCAGCTACACAACTTGTTGCTAACCCACAACTTGTACAGTTACTAGGCTCACAAGAAGCTTTAGCACGTGCTTCTCTTTTGGAGTACGAGTGCAATCAGGGTAATCATAGTATGTTTGGATTTGAAGATGATACAGCATACACAACTTATCAACCATGGAGAAACATTAGAAGATAATGGCAGGCATTACACAAACTATCCCTAGCTTTGTCTCGGGCATTTCAGAACAACCAGATCACTTAAAATTCCAAGGACAGCTAACGGATATTGTAAATGCAATACCTGATATTACACTTGGACTTTATAAAAGACCGGGTGCAAAACGTATAGGAACCACACCTCTCGCTAATGTACAGAGTGGTGGTTCTTGGTTTCATTATTTTCGTGATGAAACAGAAGGATCTTACGTAGGTCAAGTAGCAGCTGATGGTCAAGTCAGAGTCTGGCGTTGTAGCGATGGATTACAGATGACTACAGCCTACGGTACTGGCGGTCAAACCGCAATACAAAATTATCTTGCAACAAGTGAACCAGAAAATTTACAGTTCCTTACTATCAACGACACTACCTTTGTTAGCAGTCGTGATAGTTCTAACTCTAATACTTTAATAGGTAGTACAGGCACTACAGATGATAGACCAGAAGCACACTGTGCTATGATCGAACTTTTACGAACAGAAAACGGACGTCAATACGGATTAAATATATATGACTCTTCATCTACAGGTAATTTAACTACACTCAAACGTGCAACTAAAATTAAAATTACAGGCAACTCTTATAGCGAAGCAGACGGTACAGGTCACTGCCCCGGTATAGGTACAGAGGTATTTGCAGTTACAGCTAAAGGTAGTTACGGAGCTACAGAAAATATAACTCATGTTAAGAATAGTAGTGGTACTACTCTTACAACAGGTAAAGATAACCTAGTCTTTCGTGCTACAGCTCTAGGTCAGCAAGGTGTTAGCCCTAACTATAGTGCTAGCAGTAATGGACCGGGTGGTAGTAACTATAGATGTAGTTATAATCTAGAAGTTGTATTATTACACGGTGGTGAAGGATGGGAAGTAGGTGACGTAGTACGAGTCATACCAGAAGCTGCCGACGACGCTGCTGCTGGTAATAGTCAAGCATATCTAGATGTTACTGTAACAGAAATAGAAACAACAACTCTTAAAGCAACACTTTCTAGTAATGGTGATGGCTTAGTACGACCCTCACCTACACCTTTTGATGCTGATACAGCAGTCACGGCTGATACTATTTTAGCTGGTATAACAGCACAGTTACCAGCTGGTATCAGTGCTAAAGTTATAGGACCGGGTATATATTTATCTAGTTCCAATCCTTTTAGTGTAGAAATAGCAGAAGAAGATCTCATGCGAGTCTTCCAAAAAAGTATTAACGAAGTTACTTTACTACCTAATATGTGCAGGCATGGATACATAGTTAAAGTATCTAATGCTAGAATGTCTGATGAAGATGACTACTACCTACGATTTGATGGAGAAAATCAATTAGATGGTAGTGGTGCGTGGACAGAATGTGCAAAACCGGGTATAACTAAAACTTTAACTAACATGCCATTAGTTATACAACGTACAGCTACAACTACATTTACTGTTAAGCAGTTTACATATGAAGATAGGCGAGTAGGTGATGATAATACTAACCCTATGCCAACATTTGTAGGTAAACGTATTAATAAAGTACTGTTTCACCGTAATAGATTAGCCGTATTAGCCGGAGAAAATGTTGTAACATCAAGACCGGGTACATTAGGTACACCAGATTTCTTTATAGAATCTGCTCTGACTGTATCAGCTAGTGACCCTATTGACATATCTGCTGCATCTATGTTCCCATCTGATATATTTGATGGTATCGAAATCAATGCTGGACTACTTGTATTTAGTACAAACCAACAGTTTTTGCTTGCATCAGATGATACTGTATTAAATCCAGACACAGCTAAGTTAAGAAGTGTATCTACATATAATTATAATAAAGATATATCTCCTATATCGTTAGGTACTACCATAGCTTACCTAGATAACTCTGGTAAATTTAGTCGATTAAACGAAATGGCTAATACACAGAGAGAAGGAGAGCCTGATGTTGTAGAAATTAGTAAGCTAGTGCCTACATTACTACCTAAAGATCTAGATTTATTTACTAACTCAAGAGAAAACTCTGTCATATTAATAGGTAAAACTAACTCTGACACAGTATTTGGTTATAAATATTTAGCTGTAGGTAATAAAAGACAGCAACAAGCATGGTTTAAATGGAAACTTAACAACCCATTACTGTATCATTTTATTATAAATGATGAGTATTTCTTTGTAGATACAGATAACTTCTTACAAAGTATAAAACTTATACAATCAGATGATGACCCTATTATCACACAGGATGATGTTAATTATCAGATACACCTAGATAATCATACTACTGTGAGTAATGGTGTATATAATGCAAGTACAAACTTAACAACATTTACTAACCAATCAGATTGGATAGATCAAGTTACTTCACCTAATTATTCTTTAGCTATAATTGACTTAAATACTAACTCAACTAGATTAGCAAGGTATGCCTTACCTACTGTAATTAATGGAGATGACTTTACAATCCCCGGAGACTGGTCTACAGGCTCATTTACTATAGGTTATTTATACGAGTATCTTGTTAAGTTTCCTAGAATTTATCCTAAAAAAATTGCAGGGGAAAAATCATTCGCTGATGTTAATTCATCACTTATCTTACACAGACTTAAACTACACTTTGGTAAAATAGGTCTTTATGAAACAACATTAACACGTTTAGGTAAATCTGATTACACAGAGGTATATGAATCACCACTGTTAGATGAGTATGAAGCGTCGGATGCACCTTATTTAGAAGAGTATATTAAAACTATACCTGTTTACGAAAAGAATAAAAACGTCGATATTACACTTAAATCATCTCACCCAGCTCCAGCTACCCTAAGAGCAATGGCATGGGAAGGGGATTATTCACCATTATTTTACAAACGTGCCTAATTACATACACCCAATAACAATCGAGGCTGCCAACGAGGTAGCCTCTAACCTACGCTTAGAAGACTACAGAGAGGTCTCAGAAGGCCACGGACTAGATCCGAGGGTGTTTCTACCTATAGTAGCTAAAGAAGGCTCTGCTGTGTATTTCACAGTACCAGACGGCAAGACTGCCGGACTAGCCGGAGTAGGAGAAGGCGGTGCAATCTGGATGTTATGTACACCAGAAATACATCGTTATCCCATCACATTTGCAAGAGAAGCGAAGCGGTATGTCGATAGCCGTGAAGAGCCTCTGTTGTGGAACATCGTAGACTGTAGAAATACAGTACATTTAAAACTGTTAAAGTTTTTAGGTTTTAAGTTCTTACGTACTGTTAAGAACGGACCACATCAATTACCATTTATAGAATTTTGCCGTGTGCATAGACGCTAATGCAGCAGCTAGAAATGCTGCCCAACAAAGATGGGCTGAGAAAGATGCTAAGTATCGTTCAGAATCCCTAAAATATTGGAACAGAGAGACATCTGCTGTTCGTGGTATGCAACGTGCTGCCACAGGTTATAGCCGATCAGTCAGTAACGATTACCAACGAGCCTTGTATGTTCAGGGTCAAGCTAGAAAAGCTTACCAAGCAGGCTTTATAAAATATCAACAAACAAAAGGCTCAGTCAACGAAGGTGGTCGAGATAGACGAGCTAGTAAAAAAGGATTAGTTGCTTTAACAAGAGCAAGAGGACAACTAGATAATGCTGTACAAAGAGAGTTTGGTGTACAGATGCAGAGACGCTACAGAGCGAGACTGCTGAAGATGCAGAACTTCCAAGCTAAAACAAGAGAATCACTTGGTATAAGACCAGAGTATGGTGCACCTGTAATGATGCCTCCATCTGATAGACTGAGTGGTGCATTAAGTATTGCAAGTACTATTGTAGGTCTTGCAACTGGAGTTGGTGATCTAAGTAAAATGTTTAGTCCAAGTGTTAATTCTGGACTTAGTAATGTAACAGCCAAAGGTTTATCAAATATACAAGGCATCTCATCAAATCTTAATCAAGCACTTCAAGCACCAATTACAGTTGGTGGTGGTATATTAGGAGCAGATCCGTTTGCAGACTATATAACAGGAGGTATTAACGTATGACACAATCTTATTTTGAATATCTAGGAAAACAGGAAGCTGCTCCCTTTACTAACGAAGGGTTAGATTATGAAAAGACAGAACCTGATTTAACTAAACAAGTTAATGACCAAATTGACCAAAACATCAAGGATAGAGAACAGTTTTTTACGGATGAAATTAACCGCTACAATCAAACTGTATCTGGTAGAACTTCTGCAAATCTACAAAATCTTTTATCCCTTACTACAAAGGGTAAAGCGTTTTTAGAT